TACTTGAAGTAGTAGGGTCTACTCTAGTTAAAGAATCACCTTTAGCTGTATAGTTAGTTCCACTAGCTTCATTAGTTGTTGTATACGCAGTAGTAGCTGCTGTCATAGTAGCACTACTTGTATATAGTGCTAATCTGAATGTATTACCACCTGAGTTTTTAAAATTATGCACACCCTCTAAAAGTTCTTTTTTAAATGAAGTACACATTGCTTGTGTTATAGCCATTATAGCCTCCTTATTATGTTGGCAAGGTCTTTTTGTCCTTGCTGTTCTAATTGATTACATAAAGTACAGATGTGGTTCTTTACTGCCTCTTCCATATAATATGTAATTACCTTGAGTGTAGCATCTTTAAATATATGTGCTTGCGCTTTTATTGTATCAGGTGCTGTTTCACTTATTGAAATCAATCTATCTGTTGCCATCTCAGCAACTTCATCTACTGTATGTCCTCTATAATCTGTAGTTTTTACTCCAAGATTCCCTACTGATATTTCAAATTTATCTGTTTGCATTATAATACATTAGGTTCTGGAACATTACTTCCGTTTAAACGCTCATCTATTACCCATTCTTTAGGATTTTCTCTTCCTATAATGCCATGCGGTATCATAGTCTCTTGTATTACTTCAGAATATTTACAAACATTCATCTTATCATTTTCAAAATAAGATACTGTTGGGTCGTTTAAACGATGATATCCATATAACTTATCTTTAACATTTACATTTGCATCTAAAAGATTACATCTTACTGCAACAGATACATCTATATCTTGTTCCATACATTTTGCTAACCAAAATTCACAACACGATCTTCCCATTTCTGCAAAGTGTGCATTGTTTTTATAAGTAAAGTCTGCACCAAACATACTGATAGCACCAACTTTATTCCAATAAGCAAAAGCTATTGCATAAGCTACTGTGTTATTTAAATATCCACATGCCGTATCTTCTATTAAAGCTTTAATAGGATACTCTTCTACACTAGGAACTCTATTATCTAACTCACATGAATATATTGGATAATCTACATTAGGCAATGTATCTCTCATCATTTCTGTCATGCTTGCAGCTTCGTCTGTATCAAAGAAACGAGACATTGGATCCATTATAAATGCTCTGTCTGCTTGTTTAACTACTCCTATCATCGCATTAATAACCCAAACTTCGTCAAACTTCTTGCTATGTACTAATGCTAAATGAAAATCTATTTGACTCATACCCATAGCTACAATAGCTATTTTTTTTCCTTCTAATTTTTCAATTCTTTCAGTAAGCATTATTGTCCTTGTATTCTAAATTGACCTCTACGATAAGCATCTTTTCTATTTCTTCCATCGTTCTGCACAACAAGTTGTGATAAAGCTTCTTTATATCTTTTATCGTATGTATTAATAATATCTGGTTCACCTTTCATAAAAGTATATGCTTCAACTAAACTTCCATAAAGTAATACATCTGGTGCATTAGTTCCAATCCAACTTGTTCCATCTGAAGATGTAGTAATTGATGTTGGTAAATAAAAATAATGTAACTCAACTGTATAATTATCATCAGGTGTAGGTGCTACAATAAAATGATCATCGTCAAATTGTGCGTAATATTCAGGCAATCCTTTGTTTTCTGCACTTAATGGATATGCTTCTCTAATAAAGTTAACGTCTTTATTTAATAAATAACTGTAATTGCTATCACTATCTAGTACTGCTAAAGAATATGGATATAAAAAATCATCAGGTATAGTTAAATAAGGGTTGTCTAATGATACTGCTGCTGTTTTATTTGCTCTAAAGTTAGGAAGTTGTACGGAACTATTGATTCTATTTTCAGCTTGAACAATAATTGTTGCTAAATCATTTACAAATGTTGTTTCTGTATTTTCAGTATAGTCTTGTATAGTTGATTTTAATGTTGTAAATGTAAATGACATTAGCTTGTTGTTACCTTTATTGTTCCTACACTACCTGTTATATCTAATCCCATAGTACGTGAACCAAATTCAGTTACACCACCGCCTATAGGATTAAAAGCAAAGTACCTTCTGCTTTCTGCTAAATCATTTTGTGGTCTAGGATGTCTTAAAGATTGTGGATCACTTGTTCTTACTCTTCCTAATTGTAATTGTGGTTGATCTTTATCTAAAACATCTTTGCCGACTAACAAGCCTGATCTTTTTTGATCTTTAACTTGATTCCTTAAATCTTTTAAAGGGTATCTAAAACCTGTTCTATCGCATATTCCGTAAGCATATTTACCTTTTGCATATGCCATATTAATATCCTCCCGGAATAAATCTTACAGATGCTTTAACTCTATTCTCATCTGCTGCAAGTTTATATTGTTCTTCATATTGTTGTTTTAAAAATGGAACTCTTTGTGTTGCTTCAGGATTTTTCATTGCTATGTAATAAGCTAATCCAGCTACTAAAGATGGTAAAAATAATTTTGGTATATCTATAGTATTAGAAGCTGGGTTTCCTGCATCATAAGTTTGTCTTAATCTATACCAAACTACTTTATAAGTTTCGGAACTATCAGGTATTGGATATACAGTAAATGTAGTAGTACCTGAATTTCTATTAACTAATATTTCATTAGGTCTACCTGTATCTAATTTATTGGGTATAGATGCGTATTGTGAAAAAGATAATCTAGTTAATGATGTATCGCTTTGCGAAGATGTATTTCCATCGTCTGTTCTAAGATGGTGTTCTAATAGATCAATAGTGTCTGGGTCTAATGTATAGTCTTTTTGATCTGCTATTAAAGTAGTAGTACCTTCTTCTACTTGCCATAAGTTTAATCCTCTGTTTGCCCATTCAAGCATCATAAGATTTATGCTACGTCTTGCAGTACGCAAGTCGTAACCAGTTCTCATTTCTAAACCAGCAAGTTCAAATGCTTCTTCTGCTGCTTCTGATATATCTAAATCAAAACTATTTGTAGTGGCTGTAGCCATATGTTATTAGGAACATTTACGCTTTACTTGATCTTGATATGACTCCACCATACCACCTTTTTTCATTCCGGGTCTTGTTTGACCTAAGCCTTGTTGAATTTCTGCAATTCCAGATTTTTTAGGTCCTTTAAAAAAAGAACTTTTTTGTGCTGGTGTCATTCCACCTCTATTCATTTTTTTTGGTGGTCTGCCTTTTTTAGAACCATAAGTTCCTTTACCTTGTGGCATATTATTTCTCCTGTTGTTTAAACATATTATACTTCTAATAACCCTGTATCAATTAAATGTTGTCTATTTTCTAAATGTTCTTTTTTAACATCATCTTTGCTTTGTCCATAGTACTTTACAGCATGATAGTTCTCAACCATAGAAAGATTTATATCTACTCCATCTGCTATTACACTACCCAATACTCTTCCAAATTTTCCACGTGAATCTTTAAGTTCAGTTCTTATAATTATTTTATCACCAGCATTAATCTTATTTTCTAAGAAAGCCCCAGCCATTTTTCCTCTAATCTTTTCATCTTTGTTACGAGTACGTGATTCGGGAGTATCAATGCCATATAAACGAACACGGCACTTATGCAAAATATTAAACCCAAGGTCCAATACAACATCCACAGTATCACCATCAACAACTCTTTTAACTGTGCAACTATACTCATACATTATTTAACCTTTTTTTTTAATTTTTTCTTTTGTTTTTTTTTCAAAGAACCTTTT